AGGGCGAACGCAGGGGACGAGTACCAAGTGCTATACGCAGCAGGGGCACCAGAGCCGTTGTCGGTTGCGCCTTGGAAGTTCACTTGGAGAGTGGCGGCGCCAGCGGAGGTGAACGTGGTGGTGACAACCACGAGGAGCTTGAGAGCGGGATCGTCGCCGATGCCGATATCGCGTGCGCCTTGCAGGTTGGAGAGCGTGGGGATACCCGCCATGTGCAAGTCGATAATGTTGGTAGAGTTGTACGTTGCGGCAACCTGTGCGAGGTTCGCAGCGTGGTCGAACTGGAGGAATGCGTCGAGGATCATGTTACGTCACCTGTGCTTCGTTGCTAAGGACGGCGTCAACGGTTCGCACCGGGATGCCACGGAAGGTGGTGATGGGTTTGCCGTTGAACTCTTCAAGGCGAAGCAAGACGTTCGTCTTATTCATCGCTTGGAGGTCAAGGTAGGTGCGGATGATGCGGTTGCAGTAGATCACCGTACGACCCATATCGGCGCGAACCGCAGGGGTGTCGGAGGTCTGCACCGGGCCAGCCGAGACGGGCTGGGTGGGGAGGCGGTGAAGGCCACGAACGATGAGGTTGATCAGGTTCGCGGCGCTGACGCCGGTAAGCTGGGTTACGTCAACGTTTGCGATTCGCACCATATAGCGCCAATCACGCTGGCAGAACCCGATCTCCCATTTGAAGTGTTCGCGGTAGGCTTGGTAGGTGTTCGACGAGGAGTCGGTCACCGGCCATTCGCCCATGTCGCGCTGTTGCAAGCCGGTCATTTTGCCTTTCGGGAAGATCGCATGCATGGTGTCTGCGCCCCACACGCCGATCCAGATCGAGGTGTTGGTGGAGGCGGTACCGCCAGCGTCGAGAACGTTGTTGGCGGTCTGCGAGTTCGCGGTGGTTTTGGTGGAGTAGCGGGGGGCAAAGCCGGTGAAGCGTTCCGGGTTCACGAACTGGTTGCCGTAGATGAGGGTGGAGGCAACCTGCTGGGACATGCCTTCGAGAAAGGCGCGGGATTCGCTGAGCCGGAACTCGGCGGTGTTGCCGTTCAGGTCCGCGATGTCCTTGTCGATGACCGAGTAGGTTTCCAGATTGCCGCAGGTATCCACGATCTGCGCCGTGGTGGATTTGGCATTCGGGACGCCTTGGTTGAGGAGTCGCCAAGTGGCCTGCGGGAGGCCGGTGCGGACGGTGGTTTTGTGTCCGGTCGGGAGGTTGCCTTCAACGACCATCATGTCATCGAGGATTTCGTTCGTCTGCGAGAGCAACTCAATGATTGCGGCTACCTTATAGCCGTCATCGAGCCGTTTCGCCCAATCGGCATAAGTTAATGCCGTTGCGCCGAGGGTTGCCATTCAAGGCTCCTGTGGGTTGAGTTACGGGGTGGAGTCATCCTCTGCTTCCCTCTGCGCTTCGCGGTTCGTCCCTGCTAGGGCGGGCCGTGAGGATTGGTTTACCGTCCGGAGTTCGAGGACGGAAGATTCGGATACATGACTTCGGCCAGCGACTTCGGCGCCTGTCCGGGGGCTTTCTGCCCTTCGGGGGAAGGACCAGCACCACGCACGGAAGTGCCTTCGCCAAGCAGCTTTGCGAATTGCCGAAAGCCTTCGATGAAATCGGGGTGGTTGCCAACGCCAGTGAAGTCGAGCGCGGCACGAAAGTTCTTCGCGAGCGTGGGGGGAAGGTGGCCGTCGATCGCCTTGGCGAACTCGGTGACGATCGCACCGCCGGGCTCGATGGCTTTGCCAAAGCGGGTTGCGGCTTCGGTGCGCCATTCCTTCTGCATATCGGCGTAGAACTTGACGGGTGCTTCAGCGGCTGCGCGCTGCGCTTCGGTGTAGAAGTCCACTAGCTTCTGTGCGCCGTCCTGCGAGAGGTTGAGTTCCTTGAAGATCGGGAGGGCCTTTTCGATCGCGGTCTTGTCGAGTTCGAAACCTTCGGGGGCTTTGAAATCAGCGTACTTCTCGGGGGCTACCTGCGGAGCGGGGGCCTTCGGCGTGCCATCGTCGTTGAGAAGGGACTTGTCTTCATTCGGCGTCTTGGGTGGCGTCTCTGGTGTAGTCGTCGGCGGGGTTTGGGCTGGAGTCGTCGTGGATGAAACCGGCGGGGTCTGCGTCGTACCCCCTTGATCCTTCAGTGTACCATCGGCCGTTCTCGCGTCCGGGGAGTTCGTCAGTTGTTCGTCGGCCATCGGTTGCTTCCTTTGCTTGCGCTTCTTGCATCATGAGTGCGTATTCGGTGGGGCAGGTAGAGAATACGTCGTCGAAAAGGCGACGGCCGACACCTTGTCGTCCAAGGTTGTAGGCGGTGCGATAGGGGTCCATAGCGAATGGTTCGCTGAACATCTGACATTCAGTGAGGTGCTCAAGCATCCATGCACGGCCGGCGAGAGTTTGCATGATCTGTCGGAGATAGGCAATGCGGTTGCTTTCCGCAAGCTTGGCAGCTTTCTCGGCTTGACGGATGTGCTTGCGATTGCTGCCATCGTACATTAGGGCGTCGCCCCACCCATGGTCTTAGACAGCAGATTCTGTCCGCCACCCACGTCGATCTGCCCAGCGGATGCAGCCGCACCGGCGTATTTCTCCACAAGCTCGGCCTTCTGCTGTGCTTCCTGCTGTGCTTGACGCTGATCGCGGATTTGCTGCAAGGCGGCTGGGCTCCTGATCATTCTAGGATTAGTGTTGAGGAGTGAGCTATAAATGTCAAGGCCCGCGTCGAAGTCCACGTTGTCTACGACGGCTGGATCGATGCCTGCGAGTTGACCGGCCATTTGGAAGATGCGTTCGATGGAGCCTGCTTGGGCGGCGTTTTGGGCTGTTGCGAGCGATTTCAGCTGGGGGCGGCGGGATCACTCGCGCTCGCACCATCATGGCCCATACGCGATCGATGCCGGGTGCGAGGACTTCGTTCTGGAGGCGTTCGAGGACAGGGCCAAGCATCACGAGGGATTCGGACTTCCGCATATCCCATTCAACGGCGGTGATGTTGGAGCGTGTTTCGAATTGGGAAGCGACTTGAAAGAGATCGTTGTAGAAGGTCTGCTTGATACGGGCTTGGACTTCTTTGATGTCTTCGGAGATGTGTTGGATGTCAGGGCGCCAGTTGCCGTAGGCGGTGGTCATGCCAGCGTTGCCTGTGGACATCATGCCAGCGATGTAGGTTGTGCCACCGGGTAGCAAACTAGCAGGCTGGTTCTTTAGCTGGATGTCCGCAAGCATCGGCGGGTTAACGCCCTTGTCAATGCCTTGAGCCTTGCGACGAGTTTCCTGTTGGAGTTGCTTGATATCGGGGAGAGCATCCATAGCAGGGGATCGGCCGTAGGGATCATTCGATACCAAATCCCATCGACCGATAATTGCGCAACGCTCGTGGTAGCCTCGCTTGCGGAGGAAGCCAAGAGAACTCGATCCGGATTGAGGGTTCGTGGAACCGCCCCATTCCCAATAGGTTTCGCGATAGGCGAAGGAGTTGGGGATGCCATATTTCTCGCCTTCGTCGTTGGGTTCGATAGCGTGTGCGACGATTATCTCGCGGGTGCGGCCAGCGCCATCGCGGAGGTTGTAGGCTTGCTGGATGTTGGCGGAGCAGTTTTCGTAACCGAACTCGTCGACGAGAGCGCCGATGGTGAGGGTGAACTCTCGGTAGAAGATCGCGGGGCGGTAGGAGCCGTCGATATCAACGTAGTATTCGCCGAAGCAAGGGTTGAAGCATTTGACGACGTTGTCGAAGTCTTCGTAGATGAGGATAACGGCGGTGCCGAAGACGACAAGGTCGAAGTAGAAGACCGCCATTGCGGTGTAGAAATTACTCTCTTGGAACACCAAGTACATTAATCTCTCGCACTCCGCTAACCACAATGAAATTGGGCTTGTTTGGGTCGAATCCAAACGTCCGACCTTCAACTTGAACCACGGTCGAGTTGGGGAGGAAATGCCACTCATCATACCAGCGGCTAGATTGCGGGCCGCAAGGGTGCCAGTAGAATCCAATATATGCTGATTGATTGGCGATCCGCGGTTCATTTGATTCGGGGTAATGAGCCATTTGTATCTCCGTGGGAGAACGTAATCGGCTAGTTCGCGGCCGTGGGTCCACCACGAGTAGCGGTTCGTGCGCATGCCGAGGAGGCGACCTTGCTGGAAGCGGCGCAGGTCTTGGTCGCGGACGGAGGCGATTACTGGGTTGCCGTAGGCGAGGCCGGGGCTCATTTGATGATCCTAATGTGCTTCGGCTTGGTGATTGGCTTACCGGTTTGGAGTGCGTGGCCTGTGGGCATTGGTGCGGATCGCTGCGGGTCGAGGGAGTTCGAGGCATGGAGGTCTGCGGCGGCCATGAGGTAGTTGGCCGGGGAAGCGGGCATGCCAGCGGGGGACCCTGTGGATTGCATTGCTTCGGGGATGGTTGGGGCGGTTGGCATCACTGGCCGATCAATTGTTTGTAGCCCGCGTTGGCTACGCTAGGGGAGGCTGCACCTGCGGATGGTGGAAGGTAGGCAGGGGTTTGTGGCTTGCGACCGGGCTTGGAGCCGACGGGGTTGGAGCTAAACACCGGCGCTTGTGGGGTGGAGTCGGGCAGCTTAGGGAGCGCTTGGTTTTGGTTGGATGGCATCATGCGACGTTCAGCTCCTTGGCCATTAGCTCATAGGGATCGTATTCGGATTGAACAAGTTGCTGGTGCGGGTAATCGCCACCGCCATCGAGGGATGCGGCAAGCGGCCCACCGAAGGTAAGGCAAAGCGCATCGAGGTCATCGAGGCAAAGCCCGGGGTTTTCCTCCATCAAATCTTCTTTGGAGATCAGCTGGATTTCGTCGTTCTTGTTAAAGGTGTATTTGATCGCGAGCATCGCGGTGCGGAGATCGTCTGCGCCTTCGGAGCCCTTGACAGGGAGCATTCCGGTCTTTGACCAAGCACGACAGGCACCGTACATGGCAGCGCGCATGTTGGCGTATTTCTCGCCCATGGTGTCGGTGGTGATGCCGGAAATGGAGTCCTTGGCGCCGAATTGGACTTCCGTCACAAATAATCGTTGTGCTCTACATTGATCCACGACGCCGCCACCTACACCGCCACCGTCGATGAAGATGCCGCTGGGGCGCCATTGCTGCTGGGCATCGAAGACACGATTGGATAACTCGGTGGTGGAAAGACCGTGGTAGACTTTGCGTGCGAGGGTGCGAGCGTCTCTTCCTTTACGAGGAAAGATGACAGAATTGTTTGCTCCATATCGAGCCACGTCCACACCAAGTGCAAGTGGAGTTGCGATGGAGGTGTACACTTCTCGTTCGGGTGCCATAGCGGCGTCGATGTCTGAGGCAATGAAGAACTCCATCATACCATGGCGGGGGAATTGACCGAGGATGCGGATGCGGACGTAGTCGGAGTCGGCACCGTAGACTTTGATTAGGCGCTCAGCGCGGACTGGGTTGTAGATCGGGACGGTGCGGGAGTC